CAAAATGAAAAAACCCGCAACATTGCGGGTGTGGCGGGTTAAAACAGGGTTACAGAGCGGCGGTCAGCGCCAAACGGCGAGACATGGCCGCAAAATCAGGGGCCTTTGCCGCCGGAGGTGGCGGCGGTGTCGGCGCAGGCTGCGGAGTGGTGCGGGCCTTCGGCTTGCGACCACGCGGCGCATTGCGATACACCGACAGGTTCCACATATCCATGGGACCTTCTTCAGCAGGCTCTTCCAGATCCGCAGCTGGAGCAGCGGGCGGCGCAGCAGGGGCCACAGCATCAGCATCACCGGCAATACGGTCGATCAATCCAAACGCTGAGGCCTCTTGCGCCGTGAACCAGGTCTCAGCATCCATCAGCAGCGCAATCTCGGCCTGATCTTTGCCGCTCTTGGCGGCGTAGCTCAGGGCGATGGTGCTGTCCACTTTGCCCAGCAACGTGGCCGTCTTGGTCATGTCGTGGCGATCACCGCAGCCATACGTCCACCCGTTGTGGATCATGAACAGCGCACCGGGAGACATAACCACCTCATCGCAGGCGATGGCAATAAACGTGGCCGCACTGGCACAGATGCCGTCAACGTGGCAGATGATGGTTTTGTCGCTGTCGCGGATGGCCTGCTCAATGGCACGGGCGGCGAACACATCGCCGCCAGGGCTGTTGATGCGCAGGTGGATGGTGGGCGCGGTGATGCTGGCCAGGTCACGCAGGAACATCATGGGCGAAATGCCGCCGCACCATTCTGCCGTGAGGTCATCGCCCACAATCATGTCGTACATGTAGATGGTTGCCTCGCTTTCAGAGACAGCATTTTCCACACGGAACTGGTGCTGGGCGGCACGGTTCAGGGCGTACAGGCTAAAAAGTTGGTTCATCATGCTGCTCCAGAGGCAGGCGTTGCAGTTGTGGCGGGGGCCAGCACGTCACCACCGGCAATCGGCGGCAGGTTTTCAAAGGCGCGGACCTCGTTGATGGTCAGCCACCCCGGTTCACCGGCGCGGCCCAGGCCGATCCGGTACGATTCGTTGCGTGTTTTGATGTCGCCACGCTCCAGCCCCGCCGTGGCGAACTCGGCGAAGAATGGCGAATTGCGCAGAAGCTTGCGGTTGATCTCCTGCTCCGCATCGACAAGGTGCTGACTCAGGGTGTATTTCACGAACCCGATACCCATTTGCTCCACGCCGGATCCCCAGCTTGTGCTGTTCTGGGTGTGGCCGATCATGAACGGAGGCACGCCATAGATACGGGCAATGTCCTCGATCTGGAACTGGCGGGCCTGCAGCAACTGGGCTTCCTCGGCATTGATCGTCAGTTCGTGCAGTTCCATGCCTGCACCCAGCACACCGGGGCGCATCCGGTTACCCGCGTGGATGTCCACCCAGGCGGAACGGATCATCTCCTTCTGGTCTTCTGTCAGCTTGGCCGCTGTGCTCTTCAGGACAATTTCCGGCTTGGCACCAGATCCGAAAAACTCGGCGCTGTACCGGTCAGCCGCCAGCGCGATTCCAGCAGCATTGCGCAGGGCATGACGCAACGGCGACACCGACCGCAGGCCGTTGAAGCCAACCCCGGTGAAGTGCAGCACATCATCCTGATCCAGCATTTCGGACTGTAGTGATGCACCGTCCAGGTTCGGCATGCTGTAAAACTGGTAAGCCAGCCGGTTGCCGTTGACGTGCACCACCACCGCAGACGGATGCCATGGAATCAGCTCGGCCACCTCCGGAGAGTTGCGGCTTTTGCGGGCAATCTTGGCGAACCCGTCACCATGCAGAAGCTTGCTGGTCATGATGTAGCGCCAGAACGTGCTGGCGCTGCACCGTGGCGTAGGTTCCTTGTTCAGCAAATCCCAGATGGGCAGCATGGCGCGGTTGCGGGTCTTGCCATCGCTGCTTTCGCGGTAGATCGGCAGCGGTAGGCTGGCCACCGCACCGGATATCAACTGCACGCAGGCATAAACCGCGCTGACGCACATCACCGTTGATTCAGTCACGGCCTGACCGCTGGCGTTGGCGGTGGCCATCAGGCTGTAGAGGTCAGACCCGTAGACGCCCGAACTGATCGGCAGGCTGGCGGCATTTACCGTCTGCTGCTGACGTTGTCTGATGCGTTTTTTTGCCATGATTGATCTCACAAGACCTCAATTCCGAATCCGACAGTTTCAACACCGGTTATCGCTCTGCTCATTGCAATGATCAGCGCCACAATTCCGTCAATTTTGTTCTCCGCCCGCTCCTTGTTCGGGTAGATATTCTCTTTTACGTCCAGTTTGGCGACGACATTTGATGCCATCCACGACAATACCGGGCAATCTCCGTGCGCCAAAATCCCCTGAAGCACCAGGGCCTCCACCTCCTTCATGGGGGTGCTCATGTTCTGGACGGTCTGGCGTACCTCGATCATCTGTAGGCCCTCATCCATCATTTCGCTGGCGAACTGTGTTGCCTGCCATGGATCAAAGCCGACCTGCTGCAAATCGAAGCGCGAGGCGATTCCGCGCAAGTCCTCCTTGATTGCCTCGAAGTCAATGACATCACCATCGGTCAGGGTCAGCAGGCCGTTGCTATGAAACTGGCGATACAACGCGCTGTTTCCGTCGGCCATTTCAAGCACACGGTTTTCGGGTGAGTAGTACCACCCATGCACATGCCATCTGTCGTCGTCATCTGTAGGCGGGAAAACAAGCAGCAGTGCTGCTATGTCGATCTTGCTTGCAAGGTCAAGCCCTGCATAGCAGGTTCTCCCCTCAAGACCCTTTAGTGACAGTCGCGGCTGGCATTGCCGCCATTTAATGATGTTCAGCCAGGTGGTCTTTGCGCCTACCCACTGATTCAGGTGCTTGGTGCGGAACGTGGCCTGCTTCTGTGTGGACTGCATCGCCTCGCGCTGTCTGGCGCGTAGAAAATCTGCATCTATCGAGATGTTGTAATTTGGATTAGCCTTGATCAGCGCCTGCTCTGACGTCCAGTCATCCTCATCGTCTGTTGTGTAGAGCATCGCCCACAAATGCGGAGTATCAATCGACCCCTCCAGCATCCGCTGCGCATCCCTGAACATCTGATAACATGGTCCGCCGATGTTTGATCCGGCCGTTGTAATCACCAGCATTATGGGCTGCTCACGCGCACCCATTCCTGTCTCCATGGTGTCATAGAGATCACTGCTTTGATGCTCGTGGTATTCGTCAACAATGGCACATGACGGGCTGGAGCCGTCGCCTGGCTTTCCAATTACCGGTTCAAATCTGGAGCCGTCGCGCAGGACAACCATGTTCCCGGCGTTGACCTCGATACTGCAATATTCCTTAAGGTCTGGCGTCCGCTCAATCATCAGTTTGGCAGGCCGAAAGACTTCCCATGCCTGCTTCTCTGTCGTTGCGCCTGAGTAGACCTCAGCCCCAAATTCGCCATCCATTGAAAACATGTAGTTGCCGACCCCCCCGGCAATAATGCTTTTCCCGTTCTTGCGCGGCACAAAAATCAGGATAGTCCTGAATCGGCGCGTCTGTTTTTCCTTGTGAACCCAGCCAAACGGCATACCAATCGAGAACTTTTGCCAAGGCTCAAGCGTTAGATTCTGGCGTCTTGCCGCCCATTTTCCTTTTGTGTGCGGCAAAAGCTGAATGAATTTCAGGACCTTTTCCGCTTTTTTAGGGTCAAACATGTATGGAAAATCGCTGAGCTTGCTGCTTTTCAGGTCATCCAGATGTCGCTTGCAGGCCAGAACTATCCATTTCCCGGCTGGAATTTTCCCAGCAACAACTGCTTTGCAGTACCCAAGCGCCTCAGCGACGTTTGGATATAGCTCAGGCTTGCTCATAGTTCGGAAAATGCGTTGCGCGGCTTATCTTTATTTCCGCCTGATACCCGGCTTCTGTCTGCCGGGGTCATGCCGAGCTTGCCCAGCATGGCTTCCAGCCTGGCTAGTTTTGCGGCTGTAAACTCTGTGAAATCAACCCGGCTTTCTGCCATCAGTCGTGATGCCAACTCGACTATCTGCCGGTCGGCTGATGTCAGTACGCTGATCGGCGCATTCTGGACAATCTCAGACCACGCAAGGCGCTCCATCTCGGAGAGATATGTGGGAGGATCTCCGATCTCCCCTGTTGTTTTGGCATCTTCGCGTCTGCGATTTGGGTTTTTATCAAACGCTCCACGTATCTCCAGAACATTTGTCGGAGTGCGCGGCCTAGCCATGATTTAACCCTGATCGTGATTTTGTGGATGTATAAATTTGACTAGGGCGCGGTCTTTTCGTTGGGGTGCCAAGGTTTTGGGTACCCCCTACCACGCGCCCATATCCTCGCTGGCCGTCTTGCGGTTGTGGCATGACTCGCACAACGACTGCCAGTTGGCGCGGTCCCAGAACAGATCGTGGTCGCCCTTGTGCGGGGTAATGTGGTCAACTACAGTAGCCGGTACCAGCCGCCCTGCCAGCAGGCAATGAACACACGTTGGGTGTTCCCTTAACCAGACCGCCCGCGCCTTGCGCCAGTCAGCGCCATAGCCGCGCTGGTGACTGGTGCCGCGATCCACATCATAAGCATGGCGATCACGGCGATGCTGATCACAATACCCACGAGCAACCGCGTGAGCATGACAGCCGGTATGCAGGCAACCTCGTGGAGCTGCACGCGGCATCAGCCTTGCCCGGACGCCTTACGATCACCCCAACGCTTGATCCAATCGCTGAGGGTATCGACGCCGACAAACCCCATGGCCACGCCGAAAAACACAGCCATGTCGTCACTCATGCCGACATAGGCCAGCGCTGGGCGGATGGAGACGGTTACCAGCGCCAGCAATACGCCCTCAATGATGCGAGACGGCCATCGCTTGCGTCCGTAGTACATTGACCGGGCAATGGCGGTAACAAATGCCAGTATTGGAGCCACAGCGGCGCGACTGATCTCATCAAACGCGCCGCCCATGTCGTTCAATCTCACCGTTTCGGGTCCGGAGTGATCATGGTATGGCCAGCAATCACGCCAGCCAGCGGCAGCAGGATCGCGGCATATTGCGGCTGCAGTTGCGCGGCGATGGTCAGCGCCAGGGCGATGCCGTTGCGGGTAGAAGGCTCACGCAGCCGGTCGATGATGTATCTCATGCGTCGCCTCTCAGTGTCTTGCCGGCTTGCAGGTCAGCCAGCGTCAGCCCGCCGGTGTATTGAAAATGGGGAAACTCCGGGAACCGCCTCCAGTCCCCTGCCCACTCAAGACCACAGGCCTTCCCGATCAGGCCGATCTTGCGCCAGAGTTTTCCGGCATCACCGCTGGTTGACCAGACCGGCTTGCCATTGACCAAGGGAACTACATCGAATGCCATGCGCCAGTTGTGGAGTGACTGCCCGCCCTTGGCGTTGGTCACAACCGGCCCGACTGCCCCGCCTCGCCCCTGCGCATAGAGCGCGTCCTGGCTGGCGTTGTCCCGGTAGGTGCTGGTAATCAACAACGTGATGCCGTCGGCATCGCAGGCGCTGATGAATGCCAGAGCGCGGCGCTTGACAGCAGGATGCAATTCGTTGAGGTCGCGGGAGTTGATCATGGCGACCTCCGGAAGGGCAATAAAAAACCCCGCTTTTGAGGGCGGGGCTTGGGTGTTCGGCGTATGGCCATGATACGACCAGATTAGGGATAGATTAGTCTCACAGTCTCACGGCGTCAACAGGTGCTTTACGTGAGTCCCCGCTCCCCCAGCACCACAGCAAGATCCCTGAGCGCCGCGTCCTCAAACGCCTGCAACTGATCCAGGATTACCCGGCGCTTGCGGAACAGCGTCGCCCTCGCCTGCTCCCCCATGTCGATGATCTTGCCAACCACTCCACGCTTCACGGCCACGCTGGCCCAGGTCCAGATCATCATGCGCTTAAAGTCGTCCCCAGCCTGCACGCTGACCAGCTTCACCAGCTCATTGACCGCATTCGCCCGCTCCTGCTCATCCGCCCCGTACTTCGCCACCAGGGCGTAAAACGATCCCCGCGTCACCGTGCGATGAACCAGGGCGCGTGTCATGCAGTCTTGCGTCAGCCGGTCGAACGGGGCCAGATGCTCGACCTCCTCCTTGCGCTTTGTCAGTTCCTCGACAAAACCGCCGCTGTGCTGCTGCTGCCAGCCGGAGGGCTTGCATGTGCTGATGGCGTCCACGCTCACGGCGCGGATGGCTGCGTGCTGTTCGTTGCGGTAGATTGCTTTCATGCTGTGCTGTCCTCTTGAATCACAAAGCCCATACCGACACCTCGACCGCTCCGCCCTGCACCCGCTCCAGGCTATCCCCCAGCAGCAGCAGCTTGATCTGGTTGTCGTCGGCAATAACCCCGGCGTGAACCAGGGAGTCAAGGAGGCCTTTGGCCACGTTGTCGATGTCTCGGCGCCGCTCGTCCGGAAAGAAAATCCGGATGATTGCCACAACCAAGCCGCCGTACTTATCACCGCTGATTGCTCGCTGGACCGCACTGACAAATCTCAGCGCCTTCTCAGACCTGCGGCGACCACGGACGCGCCGACCGTTCTTGGTGTACACATAAGCCTCCCAATAATGATTCACGCTCGGCGGCAGCGGCAGCAAAACATCGCTGATCAACGGATATTTGCAGGACTGCGTAACAGCCGTTTTAAGCGCGTCCGTCATCGGTCCGGTACATCCGGGTTCGCTCGTTGTTTTATCCGCCTTCCCGGTGCCGTTCCGCTCGGATTTAGGCGTATTCTTGGCCTTGATCCGGCTCTTGAGTGCGCGAAATTCGGATTCTGTGAGTCTGGCGCTCATGCCGCCCTCCTATCGCCATTGATCAAGATCAGCGCCCTGCGCTTAATCTCGTCCGCCCATTCCGGGCTCTGATGCCGCACCGTTTCCATCGTCGCCCTGCCGCCCTGCGCGACACACTCGGCCCGGTATGCCAGCCACAACTCACGGCCGACGGCGCAATAGCGGCCGGACATCGGGTGGCAGCACGTGACGCCGCGCACGGAGGCGTGATTCAGGAGGGCGGCGTGGGCGGGGCTCATGCCGCTTGCTCCATTCCGGTGAACTCGGAAACCATTTCGGCATAGCCGATCCGGAAACCCATGCGGCGGTGCATGTCGGCGGCAAAATCGACCAGCAACTGCGGCTTGATGCCGGAGTGCAGCAGGTCATCCAGGCTGCGCGACCGCACGCCGTCAACCCCGGCCAGATCCAGCAGGCGCATGACATCGGTCACGATGTCGGTGCGCTTTTCGTGCTTCGCTTTACGCATGGCGGCGACCCTCGGTCATGCGAACCTGCAGTTCGCTGACATCCTCGCGGCCTGCCGCCCGGGTCATCCACTCGTCGATTTCGCGGACGCTGGTCAGCACCCCGGATTCAATCGCCTGCATGACAATGCGCTTTCCCTGCTCGGCTGACGGCCTGTGGTCGGCCGGTGATTCCTGGCGCAGCTGCTCGGCCAGTTTCGCCAGCCGGTCAGAGGCGCGCTGGATCTCGGCGACGCGGTCGGGTGTCGCGGCTTTCGTCCCGCTCAGCAGCGGGACCACTTTCCCGGCGATGGCCGCCGCAATCGGGCCTGCATCCTGATTATGCCTCGGCAACATCTGCACAACCATTTCCCGACTTATGCGACCGGCTTTATAAGCCGATTCCAGCGCAGAATGCCTTAAATCCTTGTCATGCCCTTGGCTAACCACCCATCGCGCCTCTAAACCGGCTTTCCGTGCGTTTGTGACGTGTTCCTGATACTTGGCGATGAACCCTCGGCTTGCGTTGAACTTGTCGCCTGCATCCATCAGCGCCTGACCGACATCCGACCATGCCTGCGCGGTTTCGGTTGTCCAGACCACAGTCACGGCCTCGTCCATCGCCTGAATAGCAGTTGACCATGCTTCTTCCGGTGTTGGCCGTCCGTCCATCGTTTGCAGTCGGCCAAGCAGGTCAGCAGGCAGAGGCATGAAGCGCCCGGTTGTTGCGTCGCGGGCATGGGCATCAAATGCGCCTTGAACCTGTTCGACAGTGAAGCCAGCCATCAGCCGGAACCACATCGCAATCTGAGTCGTTGACAGGGTCTTGCCGTACAGCGCCGCTATATCGCTCAGCATGTCGCTGAATAAGCCAATGTCTGAATCACGCATCGTACACCTCGCCGTCAACGGTCTTGGTTGTCGAGAAACCCAGGATTTCCGCAGCACCTTCCGCAAGCCTTCGCTTGCGCTGCTCGTATTCGTCGTTGGATTCCGGTACGCGCTTTCCGTTCGCCGGTTGGTTAGCGTACCAATCCGCCTTGAACCCCTGCCATCCGCGTTCGATGCAGGTTCGCAACGCGTCTTCGAGCGTAATTCCGGCCTTGACCGCCTCGCGCTTGATTCCGTCGATCGCCGTTTCGGTCAATGGCGCTTTCTTGGCTTTCCGCAGTTTCAGGAAGTCAAAAATAACCTGTTCGCTAATGCCCTCGCTGGCCAGCATCAAAAAATCAGCGCCACGCCGCGCCTTTTCTTTTCCATCTCCATCTCCTTTTTCTTTTCCATCTCCATCTTCTTCTCCTTCTTCTTGCTTCCGAGGGTCATCGAAGCCCCTTCGAAGCCCCTTCGAAGTACTCAAATGAAGTATTGGTGAATATTTGTCGAAAAAAGCCATGGAATGATTGCAGTCCGGTACTTTCAGGTATTCGTTCTGCGCACCTGCCGACCTCTTATCAGATGGTTTCAGCTCTCCTATCTGATAATTTGCCATTTCAACAACCCAGACAATCTCCTTGGCGTCGTCATAGCAGCAGAAACCGGCTTCGATGCACCTTTGAAGCCCCTTCGAAGCCCCTTGCAAGGTCAAACCAGTCTCGTGAGAAATGAACATTTTCGGCAAGTAGTACATGCCAATCATGTTTGCATGAGGGCTGCTTAGAAGATACATCGCAACTATCTGCGCCTCCTGATGGCCGCGCAGTTTCTTTGCGGTTTCGCCAAGCCAAAACTGTGGCGATATTTTCGAGAACTCACGCATGATTTGCGCTCAATAAAAAAGGCCATCTGATCTTTGCCCGGTCGAACTCCCCACACCGCCGACAGACACGGCAAGTGTAACGATGTGGAGACAGGCAAAGTCGGATGACCTTATGCCGTGTGCTGTCGTTCGCGCTGGATTGGTTTCGACTCCGACACCAGCACATGTATTTTACCGCATATTCCGCACCCTGTAACCTAGAATAGCGCGTCTTGCGTGTTCGTGGCGCTCAGGCAGTGCGGCGACGCCCACACCGTTTCACTGCTGGAGTTTTCCTTTGCCTCGTCTGTCAGCGCGTACCCCTTCCTGGCCGTCCAGTTATGCAATTTCCATCCTAGCTTCAGCAGATCGTCGTGCTCGCCAGCGTGACCACAAATAACGATCCTTAGCTGCTTGTTGTCGCCGTTCGCGGCACACCACTCGCGAACCTGCGCCGATATTCCCAGCCCCATTCCGCCCGCGCCGTAGTCCATCTCGCCCTTGTCGTATGGTGGGTCAAGAAATATTCCAGTCAGTCCGTGGCGAGTTGTCACGCTGTCCTTGCATACCCTTTTCCAGTCGCCGCAAGCTACGCGAACATCACGCAGGCGGGCGTACAGCAGGTTAAACCACTCCGCTATATATTCTCCCCGCCCGGCGCTCAGGTGCGGGAGTTTGCGGTTGATGCCCTGCCCGGCGCTCAGGTGCGGGAGTTTGCGGTTGATGCCCCGCCCGGCGTTACCAAGGTGCGGGAGTTTGCGGTTGATGCCCTTCCCGGCGTCACCAAGGTGCGGGAGTTTGCGGTTGATGCCCTTCCCGGCGTCACCAAGGTGCGGGAGTTGGCGGTTGATGCCCTTCCCGGCGTTACCAAGGTGCGGGAGTTGGCGTTTGATGCCCTGCCCGGCGTCACCAAGGTGCGGGAGTTGGCGGCTATCAACTATTTTTTCGCCATCCCACACCCACGGGCCGCTCCCGGAACACCAGCCAGAGCCAATCCAATTACACGCGCCCCAGCACCACCACCCCGCTATTTTTGCATCGTAATAATCCGGGTCATGCAGAGCCTCGCGTAACGACTCTGTTTGACGGACAAGCCAGCTGTGCCGGGCCAGCAGATCAGCTTCATTCACCGGCCAGTCAGCATGAAAGGCAACAAGTGACGGGTCTTTTGATATTGCGCGCCAGAAATTAGCAACAAACCCGTCAAAGTCGTTTATGGTTTCCACTCCGCCACAATCCGGCCTTCCCAGTATCATTGCGGCGCTTCCCGCGAATGGCTCAACATAGTTATCCGGCTGGCCCAACAAAGACCAAACCAGCTCGCAGGCGTTTGATTTCCCCCCGAAATAGGGGAATGGCGCGGCAAGTGTTCCGGCAATTGATTTCATTCGTACCTCGAAAAATTACAACGGGTTATGCGTCACGCTTCACGCCCCTGACGACAATCGCGCCGTCGTAGTACCTGTTGATAATCAGCGGCATCATCATGCCCGCCTCTTCTGCCTTGCCGATGATCCAGTTGCCGCGCTTTACCGGGCAGTCGGTTTGCCGGATCTCGGGCGGCATGTCTTGCTCGAAGATGGTCAGCATCACATCATCACCCTGGCGACGACCATCACCGATAGGCAGTCGGGCAGGTAGTCATCTTCGGCGTGGATCTGCTCGTTGATAATCGGTGCAAGTTCCGACAGCTTGTACCTGCCATCCGCTTTGATGTTGAAATGATGCCGCGCCTTTGCGCCGGTTGCCGGGTCTTGTGTCGTGGCTGTTGCCGTGACCTGCCAATGCCGAGGCTTCTGCGCAAGTTTACGCACCCGGCCAGCGACTTCGATAAATCCGTCTTTTTCGTACCGCTGGGCATCGTAGCGCAAAAAATCGCGCTTGCTTGGTTGTAGGCTTTTGTTCATGGGGAGTCCGTTATTTTAGGTTTGATGGAGTGCCGCTATTTCCCGGCCGCCATGCTTGATTCACCACTCCCCACCCGTCGGCAGGGCGATATCCGTTTGCCGTCGCAAGCGGCGCGGATCGCGATTTGCGGCAGGTTGCCCTGTCCCGTGCGGTGCTAATGGTGCGCTTTGTTGCGTGCGCGGTTGCGGCGCTTGATCGCTGCTCGCTGCGCAGAACGAACTCCAGAATTGACGCAGTGTGCACGCTTTCCGCCCTTGCCACGGCTGCGCGAAATTCCAATACCACCAAGGATGTCCAATCCGCGCATTGTCGGATTGATGACGCAAACAATTTTCCTGCAAGCAGCCCCCGCCAAGATGGTGGCAATAGCTGCTGCAATACCAATTGATCCGCGCATCGTGTATCTCCAGTAGTTGTTTGGGTACCGGTTACGTCTCCGGCGCGGGGCTGGTTACCGCTCGTAATGCCTGTTGTAGTGGTAGCCCCATCGGGCATCGAACCCGACATACCAGCTTGAAAGGCTAGTGTCCTGACCTTCTAGACTATGGGGCCACAACCGACTGGGCGCTCACTAACATCGGGTTGCGATCCTGGATGCTCGCTCGCAAGCGCCCATGCGGTTGTAGTCGGCGGCTTCACAGCAGCGCATCCTGTGTCGCCGTCTCGCCAGCGCCGACTTTTGGCGTAGCGAACATTTGCTCTTGAGATTGCGCGCCCGTCACCCGTGGCACCGCGATTCCGTGAAAATACTCATGCTCGCGCTCAATCCCGATAAACCGCCGCCCTTCCAAGTGCGCCGCCTCGCCAGTGGTTCCACTCCCCATAAAGCAATCCAAAACCGTGTCGCCTGGGTTTGTGGTCAGCCGTATCAGGTGCCGCATCACGTCCACCGGCTTCTCTGCCGCGTGCGCTGTGGTCTTGCAGTTTCCGGCCATCCAGCGGCAGCGGTAAATATCGCTCGCACTGCGGTTGTCTATCTTGGCGTCAGGCATTCCGGCGAAAAGCACAACCTCGTAAGTCGGGCGCAGTTGGCGCGGCCCTGCCGGGCCGATCCATTCCTTGTCCCAAATCATCAGCGAGTCCACTTGCCATTTCACCTTGGCAAACGCATAAAGCAGCGTCGGCAGGCTGCGCCAATTACCGAAGACACAAGCAAACCCGTCTTGCTTCAGCGAGCGCCGCGCCAACTTCAGCCATTCGGCGTACCACCACGCGCTGTTTTCCATGTCCGCCCATCCGCCCGCCTTCGCGCTTGCGTCGCCGGTCGAGATTGCGCCAATCATGTACGGCGGGTCTGTTATCACCGCGTCCACGCTCATCGGCGGCAATCCCGCCATTACTTCCAAGCAGTCGCCTTGCCAGAGCTCAGCGGCCCCTATCGTTACTTTTTCAGCCATTGCGTTCTCCAAGTGGCGTTGCTTCGTTTTTTTTGCAAGTTGTCCGTCCTGTTCTTCGTAGTTGCCGCCAGCCGTATAACCCGTCATTCCAGCGGACGCCTATCGGCGCCGCTGAATTCAGGCGTTAGGTAGCAATAAATAATTGCGTATAACGCTCTGAACTGCTTACGCGAATACCTTCTGCGTTCGTGTAACCCCATGTTCCGACACGCGCTTTAAGTAATTTTCCATTTTCAGTAAAAAGAATATATCGGCAGTCGTCATCTCTAACCCACCCAAGAATATCTTCGTTTTTTGGCCACTCTATCAACTCTTTCGTTTGTATCTGCCGAAATGTTGATTTTGTCATCTTGTGACCATCTACTTTTACAACACTAATTGTTATCGTTGCCGTAGAAATTGACAGGTTTTTTTGAGTCACTTTAATATCTCCCGTGCGAATGTAATTATCGCTATGGCGCAACCTAACTCAGATTTTTGAATCATGCAGGCGCTGCTTCAGCTCGTAGCCCATCAGCGGCCAAATCTTGTTGACGGCGTTCTGACGGGCAATCTTGCGGCCCAGATCAGCGTCGAAGTTTTCCGGGCTTGCGCAGGCAGACTCGCCGGTGACGGTAAATCCGTTTTTCAGTACCAGCACGCAAAAGGTCAGCAGCCGAAGATGGTCGTAACCGATGCAGCCTTGCACTGCGTCTTGCTGGTAGCCTGCCGCGCCATCAGCGCCCTGCGCGGCAGTAAAGCAAAACTCACTGAGGATGTTCGCCTCAATGTCCGCAGGCGTCACGCGCGGCGCGGTCAGGCCTTTGGCCTGGATCTCTTGTTCGATGTTCATAAAAACCTCTGTTTTGTTTAATCGTACCAACTGACAATCAAGGCGACAAACAAGACTGCCAAAATCGAAAGAATGATGCAGCCCATCGTAAGCATGTAACCGTCCATGATTGCTTGTCCTTAGTAAGACATGCCCCGTGCCACAGCCAGCGCCATCAGCGAACCGGCCACAGCCCAGATTGCAAAAAACGTCATGATGACGCCCTCTTTTTTGACCGGCGCAGCTTTGCCAGCGCCCGCTTTATTTTTTCAACGGTATCAGCGCGAACACCGACACCGATCTCGTTTGCGGCCAGCTTGCTGAGGTTCGCCTGGCTCACTCCAGACACTTCCGCCGCTTTAGCCTGTGTTCCAGCCAGTTTGATCAGTTCCGCCGCCATTTCGTTGATGTTCATACGTTGTCCCAATTATTCGCGTCTGCATACATGCTACAGCAAAAAAAAGGATGAAAAAAGGTGTTGACTGGTATTCGCTGCTGAATAATAATGGAGTCATACCAAGGCGATATTGCCGGAATGACTGGAGATACAAAATGAACGCACGTCAACAAGAACTGCACCAATCTATGATGAAAGGCCACGAGTCTACTGAAACCCGTAATGGTGAAGTGTGGGGCGAGGTTTATCTGGATAACTTTGCTGCCAAGTATGAAAACAAGCACCAGTTTGCTGGCGACCTTTCGGCGCTCAAGGAAAGCGGAGTTTATCGCGGGATTGATGGAGACTTCGGGATGGTGAAGCTGGCCGCCTAAGCGGTCCCTTCAAAGCCGGTTCCCTGAGCCGGTTTTGACGCACGAAGCGGGCGCATCGCTTCGTCCCGGCCCGGACTGAAACGGCCTACGGTCTGAAGGCGCGACCCGAACGAAAAACGACAGCCACACCATGTTTCCCGGACATATGCGGCGGGACTGTAAATCACCGGGCGTACCAACGCCGACGGGTGGCGCGGGACGGTATGAGGCTGGGAGGGCTGACACCGCGCACAGGGATTGACCAAACACAGCAGCATTTTCCGAGTGCTGCTGGTGTTTGTTCAAACAACGAGGGCACGGAAATGGAAGGTCTGCACGTAAGCATCGAAATCGGCGGCGTGAAGCTGGAAATCATCGGCAACTACTGGCCGGGCGAGGCCGCCAGCTGGGACAGCCCCGGCGAAAGCGAGAGCGTCGAGATTGAACAGATCCTCACCGCCAGCGGCGACGACATCGGCGGTCTGGTGGCGTGGAACGACGAGCTCATGGAGCACATCGAAGCCTGCGCACTTGCTGCCTTCAAGGATGGTCATCTGTGGGCGAAGGCTGAAGCCATCGTTCACAGCCGGGAAATGAACCGGGAGGCGGCATGAAAGCGCGAATTGTTGGTGAGTTTCTGGCGCTGGCCTTTATCTGCGCTGGACTTGGATTTTGGATGGTTGTGGAGGTGGCAAAGTGAAAACCTTTCGAGTGACCCTGACCTATGACCGCCGCAGCCATGCCTGCCCGGTATTCGAGGTGGACGTGCAGGCCGATATGGCGGTGGAGGCGCGCGGCATTGCGCGTCGCCATGCCCTGAAGTTCTGGTCTACGGACTGCCCGCTGATGGTGGTGGCCGTGGAAATCCCGCCGAAGCTGACGCCGGAGCGTATCACCCAGGATGAAGCCGAGTTGGCCGCTGTGATGGGGGCCGCAGCATGAGCATCATTCACGGCATGTCCAATGCCGACTACCACGCGCTGCCCAGCGTCAGCAGCAGTCAACTGAAAACGATCCTGCGCAGCCCGGCGCATTACCGGGAAGCGTACCTGTCCGGCAAGGAAAAGAAGCCGCCCACGGCCGACATGGTGTTGGGCAGCCTCACGCATACCCTGTTCCTGGAGCCGGAACAGTTCGCCGAGGAGTATGTCGAGTCGGTCAAGTTCGACATGCGCACCAATGCGGGCAAGGCAGCAGCCGCCACATTCGCGGAATTGTCCGCAGGCCGGACACCGGTCACGGCCGAGCAGATCCAGCAGGCGCAGAACATGGCCAACGCCCTGCGCGACAGCATCGCCTTCAACGCCATGACCGGAGGCTATGCCGAGGCGTCGATCTTCTTTCAGGACGCCGACACCGGCCTCCAGTGCCGCATCCGGCCGGATTATCACGTCGCCCCCGGCGACGCATGGCCGGACGGGTTGATCATCGACGTGAAGTCTACCGACGACGCCCGCGCCGAAGCCTTCGCCCGGACCTGCGTCAAATTCGGGTACGACCTCTCTGCCGCCATGTACAGCGACGGCTTCATGCAGGAATACGGCACGCAGAACCCGCCCATATTCCTGTTGCTGGTTGTGGAGCGTGACGCGCCGCATGGCGTCGCCTGCTACGAAGCCAGTGAAGAAATGCTGGGCAAGGGTCACGAGAAATACCGCAAAGCCATCAATACCCTGTTTGCCTGCCAAGAGTCCGGCGAATGGCCATGCTACCCCGATGTAATCCAAAAACTTGATCTGCCCAAGTGGGCATGAGGAAAACACCATGAGCAACAACGCACTGGCCACGCTGGCCCCCACGAACATGAAAGAAGCCATGGAGTTTGCCGGTTTGCTGGCAAAGTCCGACATCGTACCAAAGGACTACCAAAACAAGCCCGGCAACGTGCTGGTGGCTATCCAGTGGGGAATGGAAATCGGCCTGCAGCCCATGCAGGCCATGCAGAACATCGCGGTGATCAACGGACGCCCGTCCATCTGGGGCGACGCCATGATCGCCCTGGTTCGCGCCTGCCCTGCTTTCGAGTACATCAACGAGACGCAGACCGACCGCGAGGCGACCTGTGTCATCAAGCGCAAGGGCGAACCAGAAGCCGTCCGCACCTTCAGCATGGAAGACGCCAAGCGCGCCGGGCTGACCGGCAAGTCCGGCCCCTGGACCCAATACCCGAAACGCATGATGCAAATGCGCGCCCGCAGTTGGGCCTTGCGCGACGTTTTCCCGGACGTGCTGAAAGGCATGATCTGCGCCGAGGAAGCGCTTGATTCCGGTCCGCGCGACGTTACGCCGGTCACTCGCGCCACCGCCACGCTGGAACGCATCAAGCAGAGCAAGCAAGAGCCTGCCGCCCAGCCCGACACATCCGCCATGGACGCCTGTCTCGATGCCATTGCCCGCTGCGGCGATCTGGACCAGCTGCGCGCCGCCGCCAAGGGCTTCCCAGCCACGCTGGCGGATGACCAGAAGGCCAAAGTGGCCGCCGCCTACGCCGAGCGCAAGGCTTGCCTTGACCGCGTCCAGCAGGACGCCGACACCGCCGCGCAGTCCCAAGACGACTTTGAAGCCGAACTTAATGCAGATAACGCCCAGTAATGGGCGGTTTTCAGGAGAGCGCCATGAACACACCCATAACCACAACAGCGCCGTCCTTCCCGCCCGTCACCTTCAGCATCACCGACGCAGGCATTGCAGAGCTAGAAGCCAAGAAGGCCGCCAAGGCCAAGGCCGAAGCCGAGGCGAAACTTGCCGCCGAGATTGAAGCCGCCAAGCCGGAGCGTGAACGCCTGATCGGGCATGTTCGTGGTGTGCTGGAGGCGATCCCGGAAACAACGACCACCATTGGCAACCACATGCGCGCGGATCTGGTCGAGGCGCTGGAAGGATTGCTGGCTGGCTGGAAGGCGGCGTGATGGACCCGCTAGACGATGAATTGTGGGAACACGATTGCGACCCTGACGAGTAGAGCCATGACATACATCAGCAACCACACCGCCGACATCGCCATCAAGAACAGCATCCGCGCCAAACTGGCCGCAGATGCTGAGGCATGGCTGGCGGCGAAGCAAAACGGCGGCAAGGCGCAAGCCTCGCTGCCGGACCCAGAACCGGCAAAGCCGCGCAGCTACGAAAAGCTGGCCATGCGCAAGCCGGAACCGCGCGAGCCGTCGAACCCGGGCGTTTCGGAGGAGACGGCGCGCATCAATCGCCTGCGCAAGGCCGGGATGCTGGGTATCCGCACCAAGCTGCGCACGGCCGGCCGGACACAAACGGAACTGGCGAAGCGCCTGGACATTTCCCCGCAGCTGATGAGCCAGTACCTGAGCGGCGAAACCAGCACGACCGAGGAAATGGCCGAGAGGATCAAGACCGAGGCCGAGGCGATGATTTCGGCGCCGGTCGAGAAGCCGAAGATTCAGCGCGGCGTCGAATGGCCGAGCCGCAGCAACATGGTGGCGCTGATGCGTCGCCATGGCGTCAAGGCGATCCACGTCAAGCATCGGACAGGCATACCCGGCAGTTACGTGCAGGACTGCATCGCAGGCCGGTACAACCCGTCATCGGAGCGGCTGCCGATAATTGAGCGGGCCATCCTGGATCTTGTCCAGTGCGCCATCGACGGCCGCGAGCCGGAAAAGAAGCATGACGCAAAACTTTACGACATCGGCGTGCGCCTGCGCCGGATGCTGGACGACGCCGGGCTGATACAGAAAGACCTGCGCGAGGCCATGTGCGTGAGCAGCGGCTATATCAGCAACATCCTCGCCGGTCGCCAAGAGGTCAGCCAGGAGCGTGTCGAGGAAATCGAGAAAACCATCAAGAGGCTTGCCAAGAAATGACCAATGAACGCGAAGATGAGCAATGGGGCGAGGCCGCCGATAACGAATATGAGCGGCGGAAAGATAACGAGCGCGATGCTGAGCGCAAACGCGAGGGCAAGGCGATGAAGCTGAACATTGAAGAACTGAAGCGGCTGGCTGAGACCGTGGTAAATGCCGATAACTCCGGCGATGCAATCGTAGCAAGCATGGAGTTTATGGCAGCGATTGACCCTGCCGCCATCCTGGAATTGATCAGGCAAGGCAAAGAACTGGCAAAGCAATGCGCGGAATGGGAAAGACTGTCGCGTAATTGGCTCGCATCATCAGATGCCGCGCAAAGACTTTCCGGTTATCAGAGTCTTGCACGCAAAGCCTCGGATGCTTGTGATATTGCCGAAAAATTGCAGGCCGAACTTCTGGCCGAACGCGCACGCCTTGATTTTGTGCTGACGAAGGCTATCGCGCTTTGTCACGGCCAACTGACGTGGACTGATGAAGATATGCGCACGCATTTTATAGGAATCTGCGAAGGCGAAGATGCGCGGTCAATCATTGATTACTTGTGGATGGAAGACGACAATGAAAACGATTGACGACGCGCTGAAATACGCCGACACATTCGACTCGCCGCGCAACCAGTACATGAGCCTCGTTATGCTCGCAGCCGAAGTCCGCAGATTGCGCGACCAAGTCAACGGCCTGACTGGTTCGCTGGATCGAGCGGAAAAGGCGCTGAAAGAGGCGCAGGAGCATGAGCAGGAGCCGGTGGCTTTCTGGTGGATCGGACTAGACGGGAAAGACAACGGCGGGCCATATCGCGGCAAGCCAAGCGATGCCGCAATTGATAACGCCCTCAACATGGGCTGCGAACCAGTATTGCTCTACGCCCGCCCCGTACCCGCTAATTTGGTGGAATCACACCAGATTAAACGGGATTCTAATTCCCTCGAATTCGAGGGAATTAAAACCGCGCCTGCCGTGGCTGTGCCTGCTGAATGGCGGGAGGTGCTGACCGAACTGGCTGACGACTTGTCCATTGAACTGGACATGCGCTACCAGTCCCGCAGCCACTATCCGTCCGAACTGCGCAAGTACGAAAACGAAATGCAGATGGTCTATCGCGCCCGCGCCCTGCTGCAATCCATGGGAGAGAAGAAATGAGTATGCACAACATACCCTTAACGCCGCTGGAGAAAGATGGGCTTGAAAAACACCGTCTTCCGGTGGGAACACCAAGCCAAACAGCCGATGCATTCCGGCAGGGTATAGCTTGGGCAATACGCAATTACCAACCTACTGCTGTGCCGGAGGAGTGGCGCGAGGTGCTGTCCGGACTGGTAGCGATTGCTGAGAAGAAAGGGAAAAAGCAGGGTTCTCCGAACCATTTCCACAAGCGCCCCGGAATCTGGGACGACGACAACGGGCCGGTTCTTTCTGGGAATCCATGCGCCGAGTGCGCGATGTATGACAAGGCCCGCGCCATGCTGCAATCCGCCCCGCAGCCGACCCATTCCGGTGATGCCACCGATATGGTCAAAAACGCCGATTCATCGGCAATCCAACATCATCCAGTGTAGGGGTTGGCAAGTGAGCGAAAACGAACAATTGGCAGAACATCAGCAGTCTGCGTCAAGCCATCGACGCAGCCCGGAGCGAAAAATGAACGTAACCCTGACCGATGAAGGTTACACCCTGGACGGAAAATGGCGGTTGGTGCCGAGCGAATACATGGAAAGCCTGACTATCCCAAACCCGCCGCAGTCCCTGTCGTCAATTCCTCCTGACTGCCGAACCTGCGCCAACCGTGGCCAGGTCAACGGGCTGTCGCAGGAGTCGTACTGCGAAAGTTGTGTGCATCAGGGCCGTGGCTGGCTGAAAAACCATTTTGTTGATGTTAGCGAAATGGTTGACGCCGTGAAGCGCCGGTGCGAAGCCTGCGCCATATTGCCATGTAGCTGCAAGTGAGGATCAAATGAACATCGAACAACTTATCGCCGACCTTCGCGCCCGCGTGAATCCGCAGTATTACGACCAGATAGGCACAGAGAGTTATGAACGGCATCAGGTGGTAAGGGCGCTGGAATATCTGGCGACGGAGAACGAGCGGCTGAAAGAACTGATGGCAAAGCGCACCCGTGAGCACCAGCAGGAAATGACGAGCTTTAGGTTGCGCGTGAGGTCACAGGATGACGCCACGTTTGCCGCCTTGCGCGAGGAAAACGAGCGGCTGCGGAAGGTAATCGACGCCGCCAGAGGTGCAAAATGACACCCGATCAACGAATCCACCGCAACCTGGAACGCATCTGCAACGCTGCCGGGGTTTCCATCGGTCATTGCACCGAGCAGCAGTTATCCGCGATGCGCGAGGAGATGCGGAAAATTATGAGCGAGTCGTACAGCAATGGTAGCAACGACAATCACGAAGCAGCCAAGGCTGCGGCAAAGAGGATGCAAAGATGACCGACGACGTAAACAGCCCCGCCCACTACCAAGGCGACCACGGCATTGAGTGCATACAGGCCATCAGTGCGCAGATGTCCGACGAGGAATATCGCGGCTACTTGCGCGGGAACGTGGTTAAGTACGTTTGGCGCTATCAGCAAAAAGGCGGCAGGCAATCGCTTGAAAAGGCACGATGGTATTTAGATAGACTGATTGAGGTAACAGAATGACCTTCTCACAGGCCCGCAACGCCTTAAAACTGCAATGCCTGCACTTGGTACATCAGGGCCGTGGTCTGGCAGCTGCTGAGGCTATTACGTGGCTGAAAACCTACTGCCGCCATTGGGCGACCGTGGGCCACGACACGCAGACGATTGACAACTTGAACACTGATGAGCGCATCATCGCCCAGCAGCACATGGGAACTCTGCGCAGGCTAGGGATGATCAGGGAAGGCGGATTCAGGGGTAACTTTGAAATCCTGACGATAACGCCATCTCAGCGGTGACGCGGGCAATCCACATCCGTCGGATGGCGTCGACAGTAATCGATCCATCCTGGCGGAGAATCAACAATAGGCCCAAGTACAGGGTCGCCTTCATGCAATCCCGTACAGCCAGAAATCACAACCAAGTATAAACCTGCCGCCAGCCACCACCGCATAGCATCCCTTCCCATTTGTACGGCAAATCTTTCGGTCTCATTGGCACATCATGCCGATTGTCAAGAATGACCCCGCCTTTGTCAGTTTCGACATACAGCACGCAATGGCTGTCGCCTGATTCTGTTCGGCAGATGCACAGCGATTGCTTGTCAACAGGCCACCCAGCAGCAAGCAACTTCTCCCGCTTTGCCAGCGCGTAGTCTTCGCAGTCGCCGTACCGGCCAGCGATCTGCCACATATCTTTCGTGTCTGGCCTGTACCGCGTGCTGGCATTCACTTCCATGTGAATGCGTTCAGCGAGCTGGTAACTATTGCTGGCCGTCAGGGGCATCAGCAGTCTCAGAAACTTCGTACTCACTGACCTTTTCTGCACTGAAGCACCTGCTATTCTCGGCCTGCATGGCAGCAAGGTACTCGCCAGTTTCCGCAGTATCAATAGCCTCAAACTGCATTTGCTCGCCCTGTTCATTCAGAGCCGGGACGAACTTGCCTTCGCGCTCAACGAGCAAGTTGTAGACTGTGATGATCATGGTGCGTAGTACCCCTGTGCATTGAAATAGACAGCTCCTGTGCCGGAAGCAGTCACGGTCTGGATTTGAAAGCTGGCTGCGACAGTAGTTCTCAAGGGATCATCAAACTTGAAGTTTGTCAGCGGTAATCCTGTGGTGGGAATTTTAATCCGCCACAGCGCAGTGCCTCCAAACCCGTCACGAATCACAAACTCAGTAGCATTAGTCAGAGGCTCTGCCTGCAACTGGATCGTGGTCATATAGTTACGGTGACCGGCAACCCCGGCTTTTGCCTGTGTCTCGGTAGTTGTGTTAACAATCCCGCCAGATGCCGCTGCATAGTACCACTCGTTCTCAGGGATGGAGTTCGGGCGCATAACCGTACGACCGTCAACCGTAGCAATCGGGCGAACAACGCCCCCGTTGACTACAGATGTTTTGTTGTTGGTGCGGGCCTCGATACCGATTGTTACTGGCAACCCTGTTGCTGCGACGCCCTCACCCGCAGTACCCACGCATAGGGCAACGAGAGATGTAGTAACTGCTGCATTAAGCAGGTTCCCCGCTACTGATACAGTGCCGCTCCCGTAGACTGATACGCGGGCGCGGAAATAGCGCAGCCTCTTGCCGAAAATCATCGAGTTGGCAGATGACAGGCTAGATAACACACCTGCTGCTGTTGCTGTCGGTGCGATAACAGCCCCCGATACGGAAATCCAGTTAGTAAGACCGTCTGCCGACACCTCCCATACAATAGTGTTGCTACCACCAGCCGATGTAACATTGACACAAATCGACTGATAGTTCAGCATATCGACGGTGAAAAGTACGCCAGCAGATGATGCGCTGCCGGATACGTCAGCGCAGTCAGGGGTGACGGTAGTCAGCTTGCCGGTTGCGTCCGTCAGCAGGGGGCGCTTCAAGCCGCCCCCATCAACGCCAGAGACGCCCACCGGATTTGCCGTAGGCGACTCGCCCACTGCCGCAGCACCGCCGACAACCATCCACGTGCTGGGGGCGATGGTGTACAGTTTGTCCCGTATCCACCGCAGGAATCCGTTCGTCGTGCTGGCTCCAGTATCGCCAGCAGTAGTTGCAGATGCTCCGCCAATGCCGTCACTGACGGCCTCGGAGACAGCAATCGCCAAATCCTGCTTTGCCTCAGATGCAACCGCCGCATCATCCGACCGCTTGATTTTCAAATATCTGGACATTACACATCCTCCACGGCGGGCAGCCAAAATAGCGTTGTGCCGTCGTAAAAATAATGGGTTCTGAGATTGTCGTTTGTTTCGTCGGCAGCGACGATAACGATTGACGGATTACTGATTGCTGCGCCGGCGATGGCGGCATATGTCGACACAGTGACATGGTCAATCGCGCCAACATCATTATCAATCCGACTCATATAGTTGGCAATAATGCGATACAGGTCGCCATATTCCGCATCCGACAACGACGCCCCAAACCCGGCGCAACGGATGATGTTGCCGTTGCAGGTCTCGCTGTTTACCGCCCGCTTGAGTAACTGGATACTCTCGCTGTACATGACGCCTGACGCCTGCACCACAGTGCCGACATTTGTGCCGTTGACGTACATGTCAAAATCGGCGGAGTTGTCCCGCGACATGCCGTACAGACCGGAAGCCCGCGTTACCCCAGACACATAAACGCCGGACTCAGCGCCGTTGCGCGCATAGACGCGAGTCGCAAAACTGGCCGAGAACGGGTTGATAGCGTGGGCCCGCGTGCCGATGATGTAGGCTGAGACGTCCTCTACATACGTTGCCCAGACAAACATTGAGTTGTTGTTCGCCCGGAACTGCGCCGCCCACGGCTCATCGACAACACCATTTCCGTCGTCGTCCGTGCCCTTAAGGGCAATGGGGTTGAAACCGGTTTGCAGGTACGGAGGCGTGACGGCATCGACTCGCCCGCTGTAGCCCTGATTGGCGGTAAATGTCGGGCTGTTGACGGCCGTCAGATTGTACTGACCTGGATTGATCCAGTTGACCGCGGCCACGTTGGTCGATGGCGAGGCCAGCAAGTAAAGGCAGTCCAGTTTTGACCAGATTCCGGCCTGCTTGAGCTGATAGATCGTGTCGTCGATAAGCTGCGTGTGAGACTTGGATGGCTCCGTGAGCAGTGAGTTGAGCAGCAGCCGGGTCTCAGGCTCCAGCAAGCCGAACGTATCCGGGCGCATCATCTGACGGCCACCCATGTCCTGACGTATGACGTTGCGCAGGACAATCTCAACCTCCGCCCCGGCCGTCGTATTGTCGCCGCGCCAGATGCCAGCTCCGAAAAACACCAGTTGGGGCCCGGTGACCTTTGTCGGCACCTCAACATCGAACGAATACGAGCGGAAATCACTGTGATTTCCGATCAGCTGCGTGTTGTAAGCGGTGTACGCTACCCGGCTGGATGCCGTCATCCGACCGACGCCACTGATCGTGCGCGCATCGTATTCGATGGTGATCTTTTCACCAGGCTTGGCCACCGTCGACCAGTACAGCAGCGCCGACTTGTTCGCACCATTGGTCGAGATGTTGAGCGTGTCGCCGGTGATTGCGTAATCGCCAGAGCCATAGAAATTGTTCCAGCCTGTCCAGACGCCGCTATTGGTCCTCATTATCGTGTCCCCTTGAGATTGCGGTCGCAAATGACAGCATCAGCGCCTGTGGATTCGGCTTTTGCTACGTCGGATGACAGATACGCGGTGTATAGCGCCACCCGAATGCCTCGATCCTGTAACTCAGCGACGTATTCCGGATGCAGCAGCGCCTTGGCGATAGATGTCACAATCCAGCACTCTCCGCCCAGCGCAAGCAGGTCATCGGCATAAGTCCGGAAATCGGTTGCGCCGTTTGTGTGACCAATCGCCACCGTGCTGCTTAGCGCCCGAACAATCGGCAAGTCAGTGAAATTGAATGACTGGAACTTGGTCATGTGCTCGTAACCGGCGTCGATTACTGCCTGAACCATCAGCGCAATGTCATCTGTCGTGCGATAGCCTTTGACCTCCGGCCAGATGGGGATTTGATGCTGCTTGGCCAGCGCAATCACTTCGGAAAAGGTCGGGATATAGGACTTTTCATAGATCGCGCCATACCGCGCATCACGCGTCATTGCCTTAAGTTCTGCGGCGGTAAAGTCCTTGACGTTGCCGGTGCTGGTTGTGCTGTAATCGACCGTTAGGTCGTGGATCACAACCGGCACGCCGTCGCTGCTGATTTGCACGTCCAGCTCCAAGGCATCAG